CCAGTATCTGATCCGGTGACGCCGCTCGCAAGTGCACGGTGGCGTGCTCGTCGAGCCGCTTGAACGCCTCCAGCAGACGCGCGAACTCCTGCGGCACCCGCTCGCGAATGTCAGCAGCGGCCATGGCGATGTCGAAGTACGGGTCAGCCACCCGAAGTGTCGGTGCCACTCGATCCGGTGTCATCCGGGGGCACTCCCATGTCCGTCAGCGATTGATAACTCTGGCCCATGCCCGCCAGTCCCGACGGCGTCGCCGCCGCGTAGTCGGCGGTCCCTGCGCCCGACAGCTCGCGGCCGACGCCCATGCCGGGGCCGCGCGTCAACCGATGCAACGCCGCGCGATTGGGCAGCAGCGGCCTCGTGCCAAGCTGCTTGCCCGGCTTGCCACGCGGTGGCTTGGACGGGAACTTGATGCCTGCCATCACACAGGCTCCTTGCCGATGCCCGGCCCGCTGATGCCGAAGCTCGGACTGAACAGGGTGGACTGGTGCTTCTGTGGCGCGGTCGACTGGCTCATGCCGCCCGCGTGCCTGCCACCGAACACCTTGGGGTTGGTACCCGGTGCCTCGGTGAGCTTGTAGCGACGCGGGTTCTCGCCCGCGATGTGCGCCAGCGAGCTACGTTGGCCCGCGCGCATCGGCACCTGCGCCCGCTGGAATTTCGTGAGACGTGGAACCTTCACGTCAGCAGGCCGTCTTGCCGGGCTCGCAACGCCGCGACCCCGTGTTGCCGTGCATGTGCGTGGTGCCGCCCTTGGCGAAGCTGTTCTTGTCGCCGCCGTGCTTGGTCGGCCCGGAGCCGCCCGGCGTCGCCGTTCCGGCGTAGTCGGCGTTGGTTCCGTGCTTCTGGTTCATCTCGCGACCCTTCTTCGAGTTGTCGGAGTAACCCAGCACGCTCGACGGCCCGGCCTGCGGAGCGATGCCGCGCTTGGAGCCCGAGCCTTCCTGTGCCGACTGGCCCGGCGTCTGCCTGCCGGTGCCTGAGAACTGGTGCATGTGCTGGTTGCCGCCAAGCGACCCCCACGTCTTGTCCTTCACGTCGCCGTGCTTCGCCATGATGACCTCCTACAGTGGCAGCCCTCGTCCTCGGATTACTACTCCCGAACACAACTTCTTACGAAGCGGGTGGGGTCGCACCACCATTGCCGCCGAGGGCTGCCGAACAGTGAGGGCGGAGGCAACCGGTCCCCCTTTAAGCATGCCACGGCCGTGCACCCTCGGGTTCAACCTACTCCTCCCGCCACGCGCGGGCCAACGGTGTTCGTGATCGGCCCCATCGCCCCGGTGGCACGCGGCTTCTGCTGCGCCGTCGGCCCGCCGCCCGGCGGCCCCATGGCATGGCCGGGCTGAGCCTGCGCCTGCGCCAACAGCGCCGCCTGCTGCTGTTGCTCGTTGAGGTCGTCGTCCGACGGCACGATCTGGTCGCCGTCGAGACCGATGCCTTGGCTGACCGAGCGCAGCACCGTGGCGCGCCCCTTCGGCCCGATGATCGCCATGTCGATGGGATTGCCGGTGAGCTGCAGGAACTCCAGCTGGCGCTGGCGCAGCGTCTCGCGCTGCATTGCCACGACCACGCCCTTGGGCTCGACCTCTTCTTCGCCGGTCAGCAGCCCCGAGCGGTCGGTCATCAGGATGAGGTCCAAGAGGTTGCGCAGCAGCGGCGTCATCACGTCGTTGTCGACGTTGGCGCAGACGGTTTGAAGAATTTTGCTCGCGTTGCCCATGAGCATTGCCAAGCCCGACGCCGTACGACCAGCACCACCTCCCGGCGAATTGCCCGAGAGATATTTCGGGATCGCGGATACGTCATCCGAGAGGCCGTAGAAAGCGTTGAAGACGTTGAGCAGGTTCGCCGAGTTGTCGGTTGGCTGGAAGAAGCTGATGGCAGGCTCCACGGAGCCTGTGACGGCGGGGTTGGTGGTGCGCCAGCGCTTCCACGGGTACAGCTCATCGGCGTTCTCCTGTCCGCTCAGCCGGTCCTCGTTGATGACGACCTGCGGCCCCGAGGCGATGCTCATGTTGTTGACGCAGCTGCGCAGCGCCGCGTTGCACACCTCTTGGAGGTCGCTGATGATGTCGGGGATACCGTTGCCGACCGGCGTACTTGGAACTTTCTCGAAGCTCGTGATGTAGAACGGATGGCGGCGGCGCGGGCTGGGGCTGAGCTGCACCTTGATCAGGTACTGGCCGATCAACCACGCTTGGATGGAGTAGTCGCGCAGCTCGTCAGGGATCTGCGACGGCGTAAAACCGTATTCCAAGAGCATGCGGCCCTGCACATTGCCATGGAACTCCAGCGTCGTGATCAGGTTCGACAAGTTGTAGACCGGGTTCTCGCGGCTCTCCAGTACGGCGCGCGTCGCGTCGGTGCTGTCCCAGTTCTCGGTGAGCCCTTGCGTGCCATAGAAGTCCAGCACGTTGCGGATGTTGGCCGTGTTGTAGCCCGGCATGCCGATCAGGTCGTTGAGGTCGGTGCGGGTGAGCCGGATGCGATGGATGATCTGGGCGTCGGTGATGTCGCTGACGCCGGGCGTCCACCACAGGTCGAACGGCGAGACGTGCCCCCACCACAGGCGCGGCTTCTTGACCTGCACCGCCTGTCGGCCGACCCACTTGATGTCGTGCACCATGCGCACCGTCGGCCCCTTGATGCAGGCAAACGGGAAGATGGGCAGGTCGACAAGGAACTCGGCGAACGCCGAGTAGAAGTTGCCCTGCGTCAGGATCTCGTCGACCTTGTCCTCGGAGATCTCGGTCTGTTCGCGGGCCTGCACCTTGGCGGCTTCGCGCGCCGCCTGCATGAGCTGGTAGACGCGCTGGCGGATGATCTCGGGGTCAGGCTTCTGTGGCGGTTGGGCGGGCTGCACGACCGCGCCGGTCATCGGGTCAGGCACGGCCGGTGCACCCTGCGCCGCCGACTGGACCTCGTGCTGCACCAGCTCTTCGATGGACTGGATGACGCTCATCTCGATGGGCGGATCGTAGGGCGCGGTGAGCCCCCACGAGCGCTCAGCGCCGAGATACACGTCGCGCAGCAGCGACGATGCACCCCGGCACTTCGCCGCAGTCAGGCGAGCGTAGACCTGCGATCCGCCGAATTGCCGGAGTTCCGCGAGTTTCGTCGGATCGTACTGGCCATTGAAGGCGCGCAGCGCCGCAAGGAGGCGGTCTGACCATCCCGCCACCGTGTTGCGATGGCGCACCATCATGTCCCACTGCGTTCTGATGTAGCCTGCCAGTCCGGTGTACTGGGTGGTGTCGCCTTGCATGGCCTGCTGCTCGCGCAGCCGCGCTTCAGCAGCGTCCATCTCCGCATTTGACACTAGCCGCACAAGCGGCGGACCCTGTCTATCCGGCGCAGGTCGGAACGGAATGGCCTCGGCCATCGACTGTATCCCGCAATACGTCTAGGTTGCGACACAATTACTCTCTGCGGGGTTTTTGGGCAATGGCTGATGCGAAGCTCGAACCGGCCGTCCCCGGCCTGCCGATCAACGACGTGCTGATCTCGCGGCTGGCTCGCGATCTGGCGCGCAAGCTCTTTCCTCAGAAGCAGATCCGCGAGCAGTACAAGCTCTCGACCGACGACTTCGAGAAGGTCGTCGACACTGACTACTTCAAGGTGCGGCTCGCCGAGGAGATCGAGATCTGGAGCGCGTCCGACGCCCCGTCGGCGATCAAGCGCATACAGGCCAAGGCGGCGACGCTGATCGAGGACAGCCTCGTCGAGGTCTACATCCTGCTGCACGACCGCACCCAGCCGATGGCGGCCAAGGTCGAGGCGCTGAAGTGGGCCGCGCGCATGGCCGGGGTCGGCGAGAACTCACAGGTCAAGCAGGACGACAGCGAGCGCGTGCGCTTCAACATCTACATCGACAACAAGAAGGTTGTGTTCGAGAAGGACCCCTTACCGCCGACAGTAATCGAGGGCTCGTCGACGCTCGTCGACAAGGACCCCAACCTTGCCTGAGATCTCCTACCACGCGCCGCCGACGGTCAGCCGCCTCATGATGTCTGACGCATTCGTGCGGCTGATCGCCGGACCCGTGGGCTCGGGTAAGACGACGGGTCTCGTCTTCGAGTTGATGCGCCGCTCGCTGATGCAGTCGACGTGCCTCGACGGCTTCCGTCATACACGCTTCGCCATCCTGCGCCAGACCCTGCAACAATTGAAGCAGACGGTGCTGAAGGAGGTCGCCCACTGGTTCTCAGGCATCGCCCGCTGGAAGGTGAGCGAGAGCACCATCTACTTCCACTTTGGCGACGTGCGCAGCGAGTGGATCTTGATGCCGCTCGAAGAGCCCGAAGACCGCAGGCGTCTGCTCTCCATGAACCTTACGGGCGCGATGGTTAACGAGGCCATCGAGATCGACTACGAGCTGATGAACGACATCGCCGGTCGCTGCGGGCGCTACCCCACCGGAGCCGACGGCGGCTGCACTTGGAACGGCATCGTGATGGACACCAACATGCCGCCCGAGGGCACGCCGTGGCACCGCGCCATGACCGTCATCCCCGAGGACTGGGAGATCTACATCCAGCCCGGCGGGCTTCAGCCCGACGCCGAGAACCTCGACTGGCTGGTGCAGACGCCCGCCACCCTCCAGCTCCCAATCGGTCATCCTGATCGCCTTGCCCAAGGCCGAACCTACTATGAACGCTTGGCGCGTTCCAACAATCTCAACTGGGTTAAGCGCTACGTACATGCTGAGTTCGGCCCCGACCCCGAGGGCACAGCGGTGTACGCCGGTTCGTTCCGCTACCCCTTCCACGTCATCCCCACTCTCGATCCCGTCCCCAACATGCCGCTCTACGTCGGGCAAGACTTCGGCCGCGACCCGTGGAGCATCATCATGCAACCCGACTACCGGGGTCGCATCTGCTGCCTGCAGGAAGTTCCGGGGATAAGCATCGGACTGAGAACACATCTGCGTCAGAACCTACGCCCCGCACTGATGCATCCACGTTACAGCCGCCTGCCGGTGATCGTGATCGGCGACCCGTCGGGCGTCGCCAAGAGCCAGTACGACGAGGTCAACGGCTTCGACGTGCTGAAGCAGGAGGGCTTCGCCTGCATGCCAGCGGGCACCAACGACATCGACACCCGCATCCGCTCGGTCGAGTACTACCTGCTGCAGCAGCGCGAGGGCGGCCCAGCCATGCTGTTCGACGCCAGCCTGTGCCCGACCTTGGTGCAGGGCATGAACGGCATGTACCGCTACGGCCGTACGTCGCTCGACGACAGCAAGGCGACGCCCGACAAGAACCCGTGGAGCCATCCCTGCGACGCCCACCAGTACGGCACCATGGCGACGCTGGGCAACACCGCCAAGCAGCTGGCGAAGGTCATGCGCGGCACGCGGGCACGCCGTCCGCCGATGCCCGCCGGAGCTTGGACGTGATGGAGTGAGCGCTGCGGGTCGAACGCAGGTCTTCGGGATCACAGCCCGGTGCTCTACCCTTGAGCTACGCCCACAAGATTAGGCCGGAGAAGTCTGCGGGAACTTCTCCGGCCGCCTCCCCGTTCGACCCGCGTAAGGGGAGCGTATCGAACGTAGCTCATAAAAACCACAATTCAAGAAGGGACGCAAGCGTAAAATGGCAAGTAATCGTTAAGCTAGGAATAACACCAGCTTGGCAAAGACTTTGAGGTCGTTCTTGAGAAACGATGCAAACTTTCCGACGTTCGCCGTGTGCCGGTTGATGTCGTCAGTGTGCACGATGATGTCAAGGACCTTGCCGTCGCTCATGCGCCGGACCTTGTAGATGTCGCGGTTGTTGGCGACGTCCCACAGCAGCTCGACGCCTTGGATGTTCTCGAAGAGGTCCTCCTGCAGGATCTCCTTCAGCCCCTTGGTCAGCTCCTCGACCTCGCCGCGTCGCGGGTCGATGCGGAAACTATGGGGCATACACCTGCAGCTCGTCCTCGAAGACGCGCACCTGCTTGGCCTCGCCCTCGTGGAAGTAGCGCACGTCGTACTCGACGGTGCCGAACTGCCCCATGATGTGGAGGTCGACGACCCGCGCCTCCACGTTGTCGTTGGGGATCAGCCTGACGCGCTGGCCGTGCTCGAACTTGGGAACCGGCCAGCTCACGGGCGCTGCTTGTGTTGAAAGGCGAACATCGGCCAGAGCTGGCGGATGGCGTCGTCGTAGGCGAGCTTGCGGCCCAGCTCGGCATTGAAGTTGTCAGGGTCGACCGGCGCAGTCTTGCCGACCACCACGAAGCCCGACTTGGTGACGATGTAGCACACCGTCATGGTCTCC